TGCGGGCGGCGTCCCATGCGGGAACACTAACGGATGAAACCTCTCTCAGTATTGCCTTACTAACGACGAGGACGCCGTCGCGGTCGGTTGACGCTTGGATCACGTCTACACCGACAGACCAGCCCGAACGCATGTGCGCGGCCTGGAGTTCTGTATCCCAGTTTTCGGGCGCTGTGAAAGTTCCCACGAGCGCCGCAGGTGTATCAAGGAACGACTGCCCGTGGCCCACTAGGCGGTTCCGGTCGTGCTCCATCAGCCATGCCACGTTCTGGGCGGCGGTGATGTTCACCGAGCCACGGGCGAAACGGGTCGGCCCCGCCGAGGTATTTGCGACACTGTCCCACGGGAGGATCGTGGCGTGAACGGTACGGGCGGGGCCGTCAATGGACGCCACGGGGGCGTCGGATGCTGTTAAGTAGATGGTGGTCATCGGGTCACCGTTCCAGGGGTTCCGGTTTCGCGGCGTCGGATTTCGTCAACCGTGTAGACCCCGGACGCGATGGCCACCTGGTACGCGGCCATCCGGTCCGCGAACGATGCGCGAAGGATCGTAGAGTCAAGGTCAAACACTGCCATCACGCCGGGGCTAGAGATGTCGTCCATGCTGAGGCGTTGCTCGATGGGCGTGGTGTAGGTGCTGAGGGTGTAGTCCGTAAAGTCGCGGCGGGCGTCCTGGAGATTGTTGTATGTCACCGAGGACCCGGACTGTGAGGCGTCGAGCATGGCGGCGGGGATGCCCATAACCCGGGCCACCTCGGCGGCGGCGTATGCGCGGGCCTCGACGAGCTGGAGGTCCCGGCTGGACCAGCCGTGGGTTTTGACCTCTAGGGACCGGTTTGTGTAGCCGACGCCTGATAGTTCGCGGGCACGCGTCCAGTCGTCCACTAGCGCTAGGCGTTCCTCAGCGCTGAGGCCGTCCTCGGACAGGTCGTGGAGTTCCAGGGCGGGCAGGGGCACCGAGGCGAAACGGCGGGCCGCGTCCGAGAGGGTAAAGGCTGTGCGTAGTTCGCGGGCACCGTAAGCCAATATTCCTTCATGGAGTCCGGGAAAGACGATCACGTCCGAGCCACTAACGGGTTGGCCGTTGATGCCTTCCACGATCCCGTCCGTTGTGACGTCGACCAGGTTTGGGTCCACGCGTCGCGCGGCCGTGGGGTAGCCCAGGACGTCACGGTCAAGGATCAGCCAGTAGGCCACACCGTAGAAAATCAGGTCGTCCACGGTCCAGGCGATGGTCACGGCGCGGGGCAGGTCCGGGTCCGGCTGGTCAAACAATGCGGGGGCAGTCGATAGTTGCGTGCCTTGCCATGCGAGCAGCTGCGCCCCGGCCATCGTTGACGTGATCAGGTTCCGGCCACGGGCACAGGCCGGGACGGTCATGGCCATCGGGCGCGTCATAGCGGTTTTGGATATTTCAGGCCAGGTGATGGCGCTCAGCGCATCGGCCACGGCCCACGGGTTCGCCTGGGGTGGCAGGCTCACGCGTTGATTTGCGGTGAGTGAGTCCACTGTGGCGGTCAGGCGTTGGGATCGGCGGCTCATACGTAGCGCTCGACTGACACAAAGTTGACCGGGGCGGTATAGATCGCTGACGATGTTCCCGTGTAGTCGGGTTCATACCTGACTTGGAACGTGTTCGTGGCCGCTAGTTCCAGCCAACCGGACGTGAGTTGGGCCGCGACCCAGTCCATTACATGATATCCCTCTAGCCGTTCCAGGTGCGGTACCCCGTTGACGTACAGGGCGAGGGTTAGCAGTTTCGCTTGATACATGCCCAGCGAAACGTCGATCTTATATTTTCCAGTCGTGTTGACCGTGAATAGGCCGGTGGTTGTGTTGTAGGTGACGCCCGTATCGTTCCACGTTGCGGCGGCCCACACCATCGTTGACCTTACGCCCGAACCAGGATTAGTGATCGTGCCGTTATCGGGCCAGCGGCCAGTCGTGAAAGTGCTCCCACCGCCCCCTGAGGGAGCGGCCCATTTCATGCCAGTGGCTTCGGCGCTATCAGCGGTCAGGACGTAGGTGTCTGTCCCCACCGAGCGGCGGGCGATCTGGCCGGATGCTGTGGCGGCGTATAGATCACCCTTCGCCGTTAGGGTCGCTTTATCCACCTTCAGGGGGAGGTACGTTTGTAAACGGCGTTCGCTTTGACCATGCTCACCCACAATGCGCTTGGCTACATAATCGTATCCGGCTTGGTTTAGATGACCGTAAGCGCCGGCGCCGTCGTCCACGAAATAACGGTCGGCGTTCCCGTTCCCTGTGGTGGCGGCGACGTTGCCGGTGCCTTCGACCCAGCCCGCCATATCGACGTAGGTGTAGCCGTAGGTAGTGGACTGCGATGACAGGTAAGAGTTAATCGCGGCGGTGTTCGCGGCCCAAGAGTTTTGTGGGGCGAGAGCGCCGAGCGTAAATTTCCTTTTCAGCGCAGGAAAGGCCGAGTTTACGGCTGGAAGGTATGCGGCGATCGCGGCCTGGACGGTCCCTAATGAGATATTACGGTCGTTAATCGACCCTTGGATGACTATTTGTTCGAGACCTGTGATCGCGGTCAGGTCAGCGTTGCGGCCGCCGTACTCCGTTTCGCCGCCGCCGCCGGAACCGGCCGCAAACCCTGTTCCGCCTACCCCGAGGGGGTAAACATGCCACCCCATCGCCCGACCGACTTGGATCGGGAACCCGTCGTAGATCCAATGGTCAGCGACGACGCCGGGGTAGTTGGCAGTGTAGGAGTCCCCCACCCACCCGGTAGGTGGGCCGAGGTAGCGGGTGGTGGGGCTAATCGTGTAGAGCTCGACTTTGTGGTAAACGCCACCAAACTTGACCCACTGGGCTTCCACGCGGATCCGGCGCTTAGCCACTGATCCGAAATCAACTTTGACCCTGTACCAGCCAGCGGCCCCAAAGGCTGTCGGCGTGGCCGACACCATCACATCGTCGACCCAAACCTTAAACTTTCCGCGAACTGCTGACATGGACTTAAACAAGTATTCGATGGCGTCGCCGTCGTACTCGATTTCTGGGCACATCATCCAGGGGTAGTCCGTGGCGTCCGCGTACGTGATCGTCTGCCCATAGGTGAAGGTGTACCCGTCGACGGTGCCAAGTGACACGACCGCCGCGTGGGCGTAGGTGATGTCCGCGCTATTCGGTGCGGTTCGGGTGGCCCCTGTGATTGTCGTCGCGCCAGTGTCGGCGGTCACTGTCACCGTGGGTGGTGTTTCCATCACGATCGGGTCGCTCGCTACTGGCTGTCCGCTTACCCCGTTTGTTTGGATAGCCAACGTAGGTCCAGTGGCGCCGATGGGACCCGTCGCGCCCGTGTTTCCGGTGATGCCCTGGATACCTTGGATACCCTGGATACCTTGGTCGCCTTGGTCGCCCTGGATGCCCTGGATGCCTTGGTCGCCTTGGTCGCCCTGGATGCCCTGGATACCCTGGATACCTTGGTCGCCCTGATCGCCCTGATCACCCTGGATACCCTGGATACCCTGGATACCCTGGATACCTTGGATACCTTGGTCGCCCTGTTCGCCCTGTTCGCCCTGTGGACCCTGTGGCCCCGTGGTGCTGTTTAGGTCGATCCTGATTTCACCGTTAGGCACGAGTCACGTCCGCCGCGATAGTAATGGTCCCGGCGCAGATTGTCCGGATGGTGTCGTCCTCCTGGATTAGTTCCCAGTCCCAAAACCCCGTGAAACCGTCGGTGAAACCGCCGGTACCGTCCACGTAAATCAGGGCCTCGCCCTCGATGGCGTCCGTCAGCTCGATGATGACGGGCAGATCCTCTACGACGGGCTCCTGCGGTGTGACGCGCACACTGCCCACGTTGGTGCCGGTCAGGTCCACGCGGTCCTCGCCTTGGTACACGACCACGGGGATGGCGACAGTATCGCCGGCGTACAGGTCAAGGTCGACCCGCGCCGGGCGATTAGTTAGGACGACAGGGTTCGCCACGCGCTAATCGTATCACTTACCGGGGACGTGCCAGGTAGGTTTAGGCGTGGACGTGTTTGGGCGTGTCGCGCCCCAGGCGGCCAAGGTGATCGCGGTCAGCGGGCTAACATCTACACCGTTCTTGCGGGCCCACGCCCAGCGCTCCCCAATGTTGCGGCGTCCAGCTGTTGCCGCGGCGGCGTTCAGGTCATCGTCTGGCCGGTATTTCAGCGCCCCGGACCGCACACCGTCGAAGATTTGGGCGCATGCGGAGGCATAATCCATTGAGCCGATGGACTCAAAATCTGCCTTTTCCCGTGTAAGGTCGTCGTCTAGCGTCACGGCGGGGCCGTACGGGTTGACATAAATCCGTCCGCCGTGGCGCTTTTGGTATTCCCTGAGCATCGCGGCGGCGTCGCTGGGCGGACACTGATTGACTATTTCCACGATCACCACGCCGTCCACGCGGGCAGCTGTCGCGATTGTCGCGCGGTCCCGGTCCAGTGAAACGTCCGCGCCCCACGCTAGGGTCCCCTCGGGTTTGTCATTTGTTGCCGCGCCTTCCCACACCCCAGCCGGCCAACCGGCCCCAGACGATGGGGCAGGCCAGACGTTGCCGTAGGCACGCGCAAAATCTGAGGCGCCCATCCGGTCTAGTTCGGCTTTCAGGGCGTCGTGGCTCACGGTCAGCCCGTAGGCGGGATGGTATTGCGGCCATGAGTCAGGGTCCAGCGGGTCCAGTTCGGGTGGGCAGGACCACTCCAGATAGGCGATGGAGGCGTCTGGGTCCGCGATGCTGGCCCGTCCGCGCTCGATGATGTCTTTTAGAAAGTCGCTTGTTTCGTCCCCCGCGGTCGATGGCCACCATATTTGGCCGAACGGGCGCGTCAGTTGTGTCGGGCTGATGGCCTGGACAAGGGCGCGGCCCCGGTCTGGGGTGAACGCCCAGGCCTCGTCCACGATCACGAGGTCCGTGTCTTTCCCGTGGAGCGCGTCCGGCTGGGGGCTAAATACGCGCAGGGTGGAGCCGTTTGGCCAGGTGATGGACTCCGAACCCGCGGACCGGCGCAGGTCGAAACGCCCGGCCAGTGGTGTCCCACCTAGTTCGGCCACGGCGTCGCGCCACCAATCACGCGCGTCTTGCCCCGTTTGGGCGGTGTAAAAGGTCCGCGATTTAGGAAAGGTCAAGCCTCGATGGATCATCGCGGCACTCACGGCGCGGGTTTTCCCAGACCGGCGAGGCGTGGTCACGATGACCGTCGGGTACTGCCAGCCCGTCCCCTCGGCGTTTAGCGTCAGGGCGAGGTCCCACAGCTGCGTCTGCCACGGGTGCGGTATCCAGCCCAAACCGTGAGCCAGACGCGTGACCGCTGGCCCTAAGGTCCGCAGGTGTGGTGGTCGCTGGGTGGCAAACCTAGGAGGCGCCTGCCCCGGTTTGGGGAACGTCGGCCGCGAGGTCTTGGAGGAGTTTGTCAAAAGCGTCGCCTTCACTGTTTGGCACCGGCTGGACGATTTCATCCCTTAGGGCGCGTAGTTCCTTCATCGCGTTGGCCACTGCCCAGGACGATCCCTCGGCGATGGCGGCCTCCACGTTTGTCGCGCAGGTGCGGAGCATGGCAGCCGTCAGCTCGTCGATGATGTACGGGCCGCCACTTTTGCGGCTATCCCGGATTACCACGTCGACCGCTTTAGATAGGCGCCCTTTTTGTAGTTTCGTTTTCTTGATCTCAAAACCCGGCAAGGCTTTTTGGTCATTTCCCATGGTGTCCGTTTTGTCCCTTTCGTGTTTTGTCTGTTTTGCCCCCCTTGGGGGACCGGGGGAGAAAAGAAAAGAGTAGAGCGCGGGGTGTCCCGCGAGATTTCCTAAAAAAAATCACCATACGCGCGACGGGTTCCTCGATGGCTTGATGGGCCGGCGGCCTCGCCCGTAGTTGCCTGGACAGGTCGGGGTCTTGCGCCCGTGGGCAGGTCGGAGGTTCGCCAGCTCGTTGCTCCCACCATCAGCGAACGGGATCACGTGGTCCACCGTAAAGTCATCAGCGCAGTCACGCCCGCACAGGTGGCAGGTAGTCCCATACATATCCTTCACTGTTGCGCTAAGCCTCTGCCCAGCCCTTCCGCTTGGTCTAGTAGTCATGAGATAAGGGTACCCCCAACAAGTCCCCCTGACCCCAAACTCCCGTCATACTCTCGCCCACCGATGACTATGGCACGCCTAAGACCCGCGCGTCCTAGGGACGTCGGGAGGCGTAGACCGTTGCTATTCATCGTCGACTACGAATAGCGCGGGCGGTCAGTACGCGGCTGACCTGGGGCGACGTAACGCGTAGAGGGCTAGTTAGCGTCGGGCTCCTCAATAACGACGTGGCGCTCTATGCGTTGTCGATGTCCTCCTGGGCGGCTTGTTTGCGTTGGGCTAGTAGCTGGGCCTTGCGGTCTTTTAGTTTCTGTTGCCATACGGCTAGGGCCATGTCCTCGGGGCGTTGGCCGATGAAGGGCGCGTGTTGCCAGTCGGGGTGACAGGACGGGCACATAGGCCCCGTGTCCCGCTCCGGGTGGCTGAGGGTGTGGACCATGGTGCGGCACGAAGGGCAGGGGCGGGCGTGCTCGGCTATGTCGAAAGTGACGCCGTCGTGAAACCATTTCACCGGGCGGCCCCGTTGAATACGTCGGACGCGTGGCGTGCCTGGTCAAGCGTGGCGTATTCGGCCACGATCCGGTCCGTCACGAGGTCGATCACTGCCCAGCCTTGGAGCCAGTGCCGTATCGCATAACGCCGGGGCGTGCTCATAGTTTTCTGCCGGCTGGGTGATCCGGGGCGCGGTCGATGATCTCGGCCTCATAACCGTCCAGCGTTGCCTTGATGGCGATGTCTTGGATCATGGCTAGGTCGTTTGTGTAAGAGCGCAGGCACCTCAGCCCGTCCTTGCTTATTAGCAGCTCATAACGCTTATCAGCGCCATACTCTCGTTCAGTCATTTCGCCGCCTTCTGTTCGCGCCAGTAGTTCAGCCCTGCCGCCGTCATTTGTCGGACGGTTCGCTGGAGCCCAGTGGATCCAACGCGTGTGCGGGTTGTGTCCTCCAGGATGCCATCGCGCTTTAGTTCCGAGCAGCGTGTGGAGTATTCGCTGGTCATGTTCAGGCCGGCGATCATCGCGGCCTCCTCATCGGTCAGCCCGTTCGGGTGCGCGGCGTGGGCCTCGATGATGCGCAGGCGGGCGCTCGTGGATTTGCTTGACGCGAATAGGTCAGCCTGCCGGGACGTCAGCGGGTCACTGGTGCGGTGTTTGCGTTGGCGCGTGATCTTGACGACCTCAGCCGTCGGGCGCTGGCTCGGGGGTGTCCACTCGAAGTCCTCGGGCGCGATTTGCTTAGATACCCGGACCTTCACGTCGGATGCGGTGTAGCCCGCGGCGTCGCGTTTTTGCTCGAAACGATGCGCGGCGGATCGGGCGAAAGTCCACGAGCTGAAAGGTCCAACGCTGGACACCATCTCTAGGCCGCCGTCCAATGGCTCGATGATGAGGACGTGGTAGGCGCTCATTTGATCATGCCGTCGCGGCGGGCGACCTCGGCGTTCAGGTCGTCCAGGCAGTCGTCGTATCCGTTTTGGACGCCGATCCAGTGGCAAAACCATCCGACGACGCTAAAGGCGCCCAGCAGTAGCAGAAAAGACCCCACATTTTGGAGCCACGGGTACAGGTTCATTTTGTCCTCCCAGACGGTTAGTGGTGCGTGGGTGAAACTACCATCACATCAGCCTTGGATGTCAACGACCTCGGGATCATCCGGCGTGGCGTGATCCACTTTTCCCACACCGAATAGCGGGTTTGCTGGGTCCAGCCATGAGAGCAGGGTGCGAAGGCCAGCGATACCAGCGCCGAAAAGAGCGGGCAAAAACCAGTCATCGGACAGGGGTGCGATGGGGATTAGGGCGATGAAAGAGGCGGCGAAGGTGATCAGGGCGGAGCGTAGTATCGGGTTCATAGTCCAGCCGTTTCTAGTCGTTTCGAGATGTTGTCTAGTTTCTTGTCTAGGTTTTCCAGTTGGTCTAGATGCCGGGATGCGGCGCGGGCCAGTTGCCATACCTTCCCCACCCCCACCCCAATGGCGACCAGTGAGGCGATGATGGATCCGGTCATAATGATCCCACCGGATAGCCCAGCGCTGTCCAGCACGATCAGGGGGGCACCGGCAGCTGTGGCGCCGATGGCGGAAAGTATCGGGGTCATAGTGGCAGGGTGCGACCGTTCAGCCATGATGCCCACCCTACGGGCTTGGCGCCCCATTTGACCCGGGGAGTGTGTATCGACGTTTTCCCGACTAGGCCCTGGGTGGGCAGGTCTGATCCCCAGATTTCGCCCTCACCATTAGACAGGGCGACGTGACCATATTTGCCGATTTGCCAATACACCACGGCACCTTTGGGCGGGTTGTTATCCCAGGCGTGTTTGTGGCGGGCCGGCACTGCCGCCCAATAGGTGTCCGCGTCCGCGTACATCCCGGGCAGTCCCCAGGCGGTGCGAACAGCCCGCAGGCATAGCCCGCCATAGCCGCGGGTGCGTAGAGCGGCGTTGCGTCGAAACCATCCGATGGCGCCGCGTCGGGTCCTCATTACAGGACCGCGATTATTTGATAAGCGCCACCGATGCTTGCGACGCCGATGTTTGCCACTCGGATAGTGACCGAGGCCGCGCTCACGGCCGACACCATACACACCGCAAGGCCGCCCGTGTTGGCCGTAGCCACGACCCTCGGAGCTGAGGCAAAATAGGACGCCGGAAAGGTGATCGTCTGCGTGGCGTCATTGCCGGGCGCGACCGTTCCGACTGTGCCAGTGGTGGCGTAAATGAAGGGGAGGGCGCCGTCGATGGCGTCGCCCAACGCGCGGATGGCTGAGGCGCCATCTGCCACGCGGTCGGTGTTGTCTGGCGTTGGCCAGCCATGCTCGGGTGTAGTTGCCATTTGTCCTTATCCTGTCCAGTCAGCCCACGCGGTCACGGGGATGTTGTCGTAAAAGTAGTTCGCCGGGGTGTCTGTCCAACGGTCAAAACCTTCCGCGCCGTTGATCAGTTCGCCCACATTATTCCAGGTGAACCCTGTATCCACGTTATTCCACAGGATGCCCACGTCCACGTCGTCCCAGATGGTGCCGCGGCCCCAATAACGCCCGTCCACTAGTTCCAGTTCGATCTGCCATTGTGACTGCGTGGCCCAGGTTTCCCGGTAGGACGTGATCACGGCGAAAAGAAAGTTTGGCACCGGCTGGGGCAAGCCCGTGATGAAGCAAACATCCCCAATGATGATTTCGGTCAATAGGTCCGGCCTGAGGCGCTGGTCGATAGTGACCGTGGGCAACGTGTCGCCGGGCCGGGAGTTGCGGTAGATGTATTCATTAGCCACGTCTAGGGCGTCGCCGGCGTCGTCCAGTTCGGAGTCAAAATCTGCCCCGTAGTAGCCGAAAAAGGACTGGCTATCGGGGCTCACGGCGCTAACCGTTGTGCGCTCCACGCCGTCAATGCGCGTGCCGTAGCCCACTGTTATGTCGTTGACCAGGGTTTCCGTGGTCGCTGTGACCACTAGTGAGTCCTCGACGCTGGCCGGGGTCAGGGCAAAGTCCGCGCCGACGTCCACCGCGTGGAAACGGTCCAGGTAGCGGATCGTTCCATCCGGTGAGTCCGTGAGTAATCCGAGGCCGGACGTGGCGTAGAGCCGGGCAAGGTCGCCGGCTGGCTGGCGGTCCACGTCACGGGCTAACACTGTGACGCCCCCCGGGTCGGCGCTGTATGGGGTGCCAGTTTGTTCCTCAGCTAGTGCCAGGATGCGGGCTAGGCGGTCCCCATCCGTTTCGGCTGGCCACGCCTCGTCCCCAATGTAAATACGGTTCAGGATGGCCAGGGGCCCGGACGCGGCGATGGTGGTGATGGAGCGGGTGACGCCTTCCCAGTCAACGCGCCGGGAGTAAACGCGGCCCGTGAAACGGGGGACGTAGCCGAGGCCGGTTTCGATGCTGTAAAGGTTGATGCGGTCGCCCGGTTTGATCTCGTCCTCGGTGGGCAGGTTCACGACCTGGAACGTACAGCTGGACGGGTCGCCGGATTGTTGGCCAACGCCGTACGGGCCCCCCATTTGTATCTCGACATTGCGTAAAACGATGCTGTTAGGGATTTGTACATCGTTGACGGCGAGGACGAGGAGGGACATTAGCCACCGATCCTTAGGTTCCCGCGGCGTGTGCTGTCGGTGTTCATGGCCCGGCGCACTGCGACACCGGCGGCGGCGGGGTCGATGGTTTGGATGTTTATGACAGTGGAGGGGCCGCGCATGGAACTAGGCGAAATGCCGCCGTACGCGTTGCCTAGGCCGCCAAGGGAGTCGGTAATCGTGCCACCGCCGCCGTTTTGGAAAAAGTTGATCAAGTTGTAAAGGTTTGGCAGTTTCAGAAAAAAGTTGTATTTTTCGTTAAAATCGTAAACCGCTTTTAGTTTGCGGTAAAGGTCGTCTACGTCGTCGGCGGCCTTTCCGGCGTTTGTGGCGAAAGTTTCTAGTTTCGCGCTTAGGTCAGCGATGGCCTTTTGGCCTTCTTCGCTTGCCATGTATTCGGCGAACGTGTCCAGGTAGGGCAGGACTGCGGCCCCAAGGGTTTCCTGGATGTTCTCAAACGCCTCCTGGAGGGTGGCTAGGCCACCTTTTGCGGTCTTTGTGGCGGCCGCGGAGGCGCCGTCGTACTTGTCGCCCAAGATTTTGACCAGGTCCGCGCCCGTTTTTGTTTTGTCATTGACTTTGACCAGTTCGGGGAAAAGTTTGACTAGCGCCGTTTTGTTGCCCGCCTGTGCTTTGGCAACGGCGGCCACGACGGGGTCCAGCTCTTTTCCGGATGCCGTGGCTAGGTCCGTTGAGATCACCAAAAGGTCTTGGGCTGTTTTCAGGTCCCCAGTGGCGTCCAGTAAACGCCCAAGGGCTGGGCGGAGGCTGTCGTCCGTTTGGTCTGTTGCGTAGCCTAGTTGCGTGATCCACTGATTGACGGCATCTTTATTGAGTAAAAACCCGCCTTTTAGCCGTCCAAGGGCCCCGTTTAGTTTGTCGATCTGGTCCTGTTCCTCGATCGCGCCGGCGATGGAGTCTTTTACAAAATCAAACGCCAGTGTGGCCGCTGTGCCAATGGCGGCGAAGGATGCGACGGATTTTAGGCTGAAACTTTTGGTCTTGTTTTTGGCGTCGTCTAGACCTTTTTTTAGTTTCTTTGTGTCCGCGAAAATATTGACGCGCAGATTAGCTGGGCCGGCCATTTGGGTCCCCCTTTACTTTGGCTGTGGCTTTGTCTATTTCCGCGATGTAAGCGGGTAGCCACTGCGATTGAGTCATTACCGCTGCCCGCGAAACCCACGGGTTAGCTCGGATGCCCCGCTTAGGCCAGCCCCAGTGAATCGGCTCGGCGTAGGGCACGACTAGTTTTTTTCCACCGAGCACGCCGGCGCTGGTCTTTGTCACACTTTTGCGGAGTGACTTTTTCAGGGCCCCGGAGCGGACGGGCGCAGTGCGTTTGGCCTCAGCCAAAACGATCTGCGCGGCCTTAGTGCTGGCGTCTTTTAGGTCTTGGACATCTTCGCCGGCCTGTTTTAGTTCGCGTTGGAGTTTGGCTAAGCCCTCGATGCGGAAAGTCACGTCGAGAGGCATGATCTACGGGGCGACGTAAGGCGTGACAGTGACGGCGCCGATGATTTCCCACTCCGCCGTCGTGGTCAGACGTTCCCCGACTACTCCACCGACCTCGATGGCCAGGATCAGGACGTCGCCGGAATACGTCGGGCCGACGGGGTCAGGAGTCCAGGAGAACGGGATGGTGGCCATGTCTTGGTCCCATGAGAGGGCAATAATGCCAGCATCATTGTCGAAATCTTGGATGGCCTCGATGTTCAGGGTGTTGCGGCGGCGGTAGGTGGGTTGGATTTCGGAGCCGTCCAGGACCTCGATGCGGTCGCCGTCGGACTCGTGCGATGGCGTGATGCGGACGTTTGTCGGCTGGGTGGCGTAGGAGTCGCCGTCCAGGGTTAGTTCGCCGGCGCGTACGCGGGAGTCGGTGATCGTCATTTCTAGTTTGACCTTTCCAGGGTGAGGGTTAGAGCTGGGGCACCGTCGCCGGTACTCCCGAGGGTGTAGGTGGATGGTTCGATGCTTGACGGGTCGAGCGCGTCCACCAAAATATCGAGCATGGAGTCCAGTGTGGCTAGTGCGTCAGCGGTTCCAGTGCCACCGGGCGCCACGATATGGATTTGGTGGCGGATGTTGTAGTGGCCCATCGTCAGGCGCTCAATGCTGGGCGGGTCAATAACGACGCATGGCGGGTTGACGCTCATGGGGTCATCGGTGACGCGTAAGCCTAGGGCGTTGATCTCGTTCCACATAGCGCCCATGACCGTCGCGTAGGTTCCCATTACTCCACCTCGATCGGGCCGTCAACGGCTGGCGGGGTGTAGCGCCCGATACGGAGCAGGCGGGCGACCTCGGGATCGGTCCTAGCTGAGATGACGCCACCCATGGAATCGAAACCTGCCGCGCCCAGTGGTGCGTTGCGGCTGGAGTAAAGGCGCCCGGCGAGCATGATCGCGCCGGTTCGGGTCCGGTAGTCCCACACTGTCGCGTCGACGTGTGACAGTGAGTTGACGTAATCCGTGGCCGCGTCCGCCGCGTCCTGGAGCCATGCCGCGTCGGCGGAGTCCTGGAGTCGCAGATAGTTGCGGACATCCTCGCCCGTGACTAACGGCTCGGCCATGGTGATCCTTTCGGGTGGGTGGTGCCGGGACTCTCGGGGGTGGGAGTCCCGGCACCTGGGGGCTACGCGTCGCGCTGGGAGGCCCGGAGCGCGTAGCGGTTTGGGGTGATTACGGCAGGTC